AAAGCTGTCAGGGTCACGATATGTCTCTGTCTTGTTAATTTGCTCTGCGGTAGCAACGGCAGATGAATGTCCACCAACAATCACACCAAAGTTGGATGAGTTAGTACCACCAGTAGTGGCAGAACCTGTTCCAATCTCAGGAAGGTTGTTAGAAACATACACTTGGAAGCCGTGCAGGTTATTAACAACAAGTCCGTTGCGAAGTCCACCTGACTCACCATAGTCTTGGTTCAGAAGTTTGGAATCTTCATCCTTCAAGATTTCTAGGAATACAGGATTGACTACAAGCCAACGACCTTGGGTATCCACATTTTGCTGGTCCAGCTTACGAGCCATACGAGCAATAATCATGGTTGGGTTAGCGTTGCCTGACCCCGGTACAGCAGATGCACCCGGTAAGCGTGGCTGAATACCAATACCATTGTTGGCAGAACCGCCAAAGTCATTAGCATCAACTTGCATTTCAGCCAGCAGTTCATTAGAACCTGCAGTAGAAATTGCCTTTGAACCATTTACGGTTGTATTGGCAGTATCTGCTGTACCATGAATTGCAGACTGTTTAAAGCCACACATATAACCAAGAACGTCTTGGTCAAACTGGTCAGCCAAACGATACGCAGCACGGTCACTTGCCAATTGCTGGAAGTTCACGTGGCTATGCGCCTCTTCAATGTCATCAACCTTAAACGCAAAGTAGTTAGCTTTGTCGATGGTAAGGTTGAAATCTTCATCATCAAGGTCTTGCGGTGTGATTGTTGTACCACGTGCATAAGCCTTGACGGTGATTTCGGGTTCTTTGATAATCTTAACGGAATCACCCATCTGTGCAATTTCACCAAAGTAGTCATTATTGGAAATTGCTTCAGCAACAGCGGCCTTGCGGAAAGCAAGTTGCACCTGTTTGCTGTAGATAATAGGCGAAAAATTACCGTTAGGAAGATTACCGTACCCACTAGCGGTTGTAAACGCCATAGTACCATCTCCTTATTTAGGTAGTTTTTGTTTTAAACAGATACAAACTAAGGCTATTAGAGGCTGCGTTGCTTGGGTGTGACTGTACGGGTCAGGCCAAACTCTTCAGGTAATCCGTAAGACTGTGTGTTTGCATGGTTGAAGTGTGCATATTGCGCTACACGCACACTTCTTATTGACTATAGTTATATTCAATTTCAACTATTTGTCAACACTTTTTTCTTTCGGCACTTCAATTACATTCATATTCATGCTGAAAGACCTACGTTCACCCTTCGTGTAGAAAGGATATACGCAGTGAAACAGTTGTGCGGGAAAAACATAGAAGTCACCAACTCTTGGTTTAATTAAAAAATTAGTGCTTGTATAACCAGCAGCCGTTCCATAGGCAAACTGTATATGCCCATGAGAAGGATGGTGGTCTTTATAGTCTTCTTCCCACTCTTTTTCTATTCCCTCTGGAAGTTTTAAATATCCAACACAGGATAGTCTACCGCCTGTGTGAATATGTAAAGGATTATACTCATTTTCAAATTGCCTTACAAACCAACCTGAAGCAATTTGAATACCGTAGTTAAAGTTTTCAAAGTCCAAACCTTTTTTACCAAAATGGTTTCTGTGGTCTGTATATGCTTGATACTGTAATACAAATTTACCTAATTCTTTTTGTACCTCAGTTACAGTATCTTCATCAAAGTGTAATTCCTCTGAAACTTTACCGACTAAATTATCAGAATAATCTTCTAACTTATCAGTCATTCTACTGTTAAGTTTTTCTACAAATTCGTCAGACATTTTAAAGTAACCCATTGTAGGGCCAAATGGAGCAATAAACTCCATTTCACTTTTTGGTTCATATATAATACTCATCGCGCTGAACCACTAATATCATATATAAACTTGCCACTGCGAATAGCTTCCATTATCTCATCGGAATGCTTTTCGTATTCCTGTGGTGACATTGACTGAACCTGAGACTCTTTTAGATAAGTGGAAGATTCTTCTGTCTGAGGTGCGCTTCTTGAGCCTTTACCAGACACCGCTTCAGCCGCACCTTTAGTCTTCTTAGCTTTCTTTTCACTTGTTATACCTTTATCCGCTTTGTACAAGTCAATTGCTCTAGCAGCAGACCTTGCATCATTATCATTCTCGTATAGTGCATCCTGTACCCATTTAGGCTGTTCATCAGCCCACATATGAAAATCATCGCTATCACGAATCTCATCAAAGTCAGGGTGTAGTCGCATTAACTCAGCTTCAGCTTTTTCTTTAGTAGCAGATATCTGCATATCATCAATTGCTTTCATACGCTGTTCAAGAGCAGCGTTTTGCTCTTTAGCTTTTTTTATAGCAATTGTTTCAACAATTTTTGCTACATCAGGATATTCTTCTGCCCACTGTTCAATGTCTTCATCAGACTTAGGTAGCTTCATTTCCTTTTGTGCAGCAACAGAAAGCTGAGTTTTTAAACTTTCTATTTCTTTTTTTAACTCTTCTGCTTGCTTTTGTTGATGCCTACGTAAGTCAGAATAACGCTTTTTAAATGTTTTTTCTTCTGCACTTGTAGGTTCAGCTTCTTTTTCTTCTGGCTCTTCTGCTTCACCCTTTTGTTCTTTAAGCAGTTGCTCCAGTTCCTCTTCTTCTTTTTTAATCCGTTCCTCTTGCGAGTACGGTTTACTTACAAAAGCAACCTTTTTTTCTGGTTGCATCTCTTCTGCCATAATAGCTTGTTCAGCCATTTCTTTCTCCTTTGGGGCTAACCGTAGCCAGTGTTGGGGGGTTAGGTAGCCATTGAGTTATCTAGGATATTAACGTGTTCCTAGTCCACGTTTTTTAGGTCTAGCTGTTGTTTTAATAGCAGATAAGTCTGCAATCCTTGATATCTCAGGACCAAGCACTTTACCTAAAACTCTTAATTCTTCTGTACCTACCATGCTACCAATAATATCTTTTTCATCATTAGATAGATTATTGTAGCGGTCTGCCATCTCTTGTTTTAATTCTTCAACTGTTTCAGCCATATTATATCACCTATTTAACAAAAAGTCCAGTAGCAAAAAACTGTATTGTTCTCACATAATAATTTACTTTAGATTTAATATCTTTTCTTAAACCTCTGCCACAAGCAACAAAGTTTTTAAACTCTGTATAATACTCATGTGCTATACCTTTTTGCACTGCACGGTTTGCATAATACCTGTATCCACGTCTAAACGCTTCACCATACCATTTACCATGATATGTTTTTTCACACCAAAGTTCTGCTTTAGCTTTATCAAGTAAACTAAATCCACCAGTAGACACACCATGAGTTGCTATAACACAACCACCGCCACCACTATCACTATCATCAGGCGGTGTATTGGTTACAACTGAACCAGAAGAACTACGAACAGCTTTACCACTACTACTTGTTACAGCACTAGACCTTGGATTACCTGTTTGTTGTCTTGCTTCGGAATCAGCGTCTGTTTTATTTACAGCAGCAGACCTAGCTGCAGAAGGACTATAGCCAGAATCTTCATATCTTTGTTGATGTCCAGATACAGTTGATTCACGTTCTGCTGATTGTGCTTCAACACGAGATGCTGCACGTTGAAATCTTTCAACCTCTGCAGCAGCAGCAGCATCTTGTCTTCTTTGTGTCGCTTTTACACGACTACTTTCATCTCTTCTAGCAGCAGGAGTGCTAAACTCTGTAGGGTCTGAAGGTGTTCTTTCACCTGTAGGTTCAAAGCCACGTTCAAATTGCTCTATATCAAAAGCACTTTTTGTTTGTGTATCTGCAAATTCATCAGCAGCTACAGGTGTAGATGCACGAGTACGTGTAGTATCAGCAAAATCAGCAGGTATTGTCGTGCGTCCTTTTATTTCACTGGTAATTTCTGGTGTATCATCAATTCCTTCAGGGCCAAACTCACCTCGTTCTTCACGGTCAATTTGGGCAGCATCTGCAGCAGTTTCACCTGCTTTAGTTACTTGTGCTGTTTCTACTCTTGTTGTGTCTAAATCATCCAATAACTGTTGAATACTTTCTTCACCTTTAATTGTTTTTAAACCCGCTTGACTTGCAGGAGATACTCCCATTTCTCCTGCTGCTTTTGATATATCATCTTTCTTACCCATAATAGAACCTGCTATAGTTCCAAGTATACCAGCTTTAGAACCTACTTTTTCTCCTGTAATAGGGTCAAAACTATTGCCTTCTCCATCAGCGATTGTTCCATCTACAAGAACAGTTCCTTTATCTGGATTACCCGCAATTAAACCAGCACCGGGTACAAAAGGAAGAAGTGCTTCAATTCCACTTTGTTTGTTTGTATACCCAAGTTTTTCTGCAGCATCCATACGTTTATTTACAGTGTTCTTATATTCTTGTTCTGCTTTTTGTTGCTCAATAGATGGCCCACCACTATCTTCTTGCTGTTGGACAGGTGTTTGAGTTGTTGTTGTTGGTGTTGTTACAGGCGCATCTGCAGTAGGTTTAGTTGCTGTAAAACCTGCAGGAACAGGTATCAAGGGATTACCATTACTGTCTACAGGAATTTGTATGGTTCGTCCATCAGCATGATAATAAGTTACAGTTTGTGGCATACCAAACGTAGGTGAAGGTCCAACAGGTCTAGTTGGTGTAACCTGCTGTGTAGGGGGTGTGTAAGCAGGTAAAGTGGGAGCAGGTGTTACAGGGGTAGGTATACTGGGTATACCGGGTATACCGGGTTGAGGTGTAAATTGCGATGGAACAAAACTTACATTTTGTGGTGGTACAAATCCACCAACCTGAAAGTCCATACCATCATCTTCCATCTCAAGGTCATCCATGCTGAATGGCACATCGTCAGGTAGAGTAGCTTCTTCTGAGTTACCCATTTGACCCATAGCTTCCATTTTAGCCAGACCAGCTTTAGCTTCGTCACGTAACTCCATAATCTTTTCTAAGCCATGATATCTCACAACATCTGCTGGCAAAACAAACTCACCTTCACTTAACTGTGCAGGAATGTCATCACGTACCTCTTCTT